ATAAATTTTTCCTGACACGAGTCAAAGGCGAGAGAACTTATTTTCCAGATTGCATGGACGTATTTGGTCGCGAGTCAGCAAAGAATATGACCGTAAATATATCTATTGGCTTTACTTGGACTCGTGGAGGTGCTCAGTTACTCCATGATGCGATGCATGGTGATCAATTTGATAAATATCGTAGAATTAGTTTGGAAGGTGATTCCCCTGATAATGTCTGCTGTACATATGAGCGTGTTAGTGCTGGTGACATGCTTGTTGGATCTGGTGACATCAAATCTCTTGATACTTCGATTACAGCTATGCCTTTATTGCTTTACCTTATGTTTGCACAAATCTGGGTACAACGTGACGATGCTGATCCATCTTATCGGATGTTTCAGTATATTTTGGAGAGTTGTGCAGAGCAGCTTGCTGGTAAGACCGTACGGTGGATAAAAGACTTTATTTTGTTAATTGGAGTAATGCCGTCGGGATCTTTGGAGACTTCTCATGGTGACTCGTGGGTTGTAGGTGTCGTTTATTGGTTGGCGTATGTGTTTAACGTCATGGAGAAACAGACACCAGCAATTCGTAAGTTGATTTGGGATGCATTGTGTAAGCGATTTATTAGTATTTGGGTTTATGGTGATGATTATCTTAAAGTTTATCCTAGAAATCTTCGTGATTATATTAATGTTGAGAGTTTTGCTCAATATTTGTTAATCTCACATAATATCCAAATGAAGAATTTTGAGGAGTTCACTTCAATTAAAACTTATTTGAGAGTGGTTAACAATGAAGTGTTAAGTCATGTTTATACAGGTCCTAGTTATTTGAAAAGACATTTTATTGAATCAGCAAATTTCAATCTTGAATTCCATAATCCAACAATTGCGTTAGTTGTTCCTTGGCGTCCTTTTCCTCAGTATCAATGGCGGGCTGGAGTTCCTCGTGATCGTCATGCACCGATATATTTGAATCTTTCGCGTCTCATTGGTTTGGCTTATGATACATTAGGAGTTGATCCTGTTTCTTATCATTATTTGTCGTTCCTTTATAAGCACTCATGGGATTATAGCGAGAAGATGGTTGGTGCAAATTATCTCACGGCCAATATGGCTAGATGGCTTGAGGAAGATATAAAATATCTTCGGAAGATAAATTTCAGAGTTGAGCATTCAAACTTTCCTTCTCGAGAGGAATTGCTTAAACTTTGTACCACTGTTCGTAGTTATCACTACCCGCCTGGGGTAGGTACTTGGCAGACTCATTTGAAAGATAATGAATGGTGGTAAATATCTTGTTTCCCTGAAGCACTGAAAGAATGTGGTTACTAATTGTAAGGGATTGTGTAGAGTAGATGTATTGTTGAACTACACGACAAGAATAAATATAAAAA